ATATTGGCTCAACTGATGTTGATGTCACAGTCACTTACAATCAAACAGGAACTGCAGCAACCGCAGGTGCCGCAACTGTAACTGTTCTGTATTTGCAGAATAACAACCTCTCATAATCAGGAGGGTGATTTATGGCTGATATCGTAACTACAACTACGATAGCCGACAACCCTCGTGAGGCTGTGTTCGCTTTTCAATATCAGTATGTTGACACTGGTAATGAAAGTGGGGTCACCAAGATCGATGTTTCGTCTCTCGTAAAGAGTTCAAATGGCGATACATGCACAGGCGTCAGAATACTTGAGTGTTGGTGGATCATTGAGGGATTGACAGTTGAGGTGTTGGCTGATGCTAGCACTGATGTTATTGTCATGCACTTAGCGGAAAGCCAACAGGGTTATCACAATTTTGAAAAGTTCGGCGGTCTTCCGTCAACTTCTTCATACGGCACAAGCCCAACTGGTGATGTAAAATTCACCACAACAGGCTCAACTGCTGTAGGTGATGCGTATCAAGTAGTTCTGAGGGTGGCTAAAGAGTATTAAGGAGGATTCGGATGGCTCAAGTATCTTCAATCAGTCGGGTTGGAACTACGGAGCCATTCGAGCTCCAAATTTCCAGGAGCCAAATCCCATATCACAGTTCACTTTTCAAATACGGATATAATCCGAACATCATTAATGTCAATGAAACAATCTGGGATGCTGGTGGAATCTACGCACATCCTGCTTCAGCTGTTGCTATGACTGTTACGAGTGCCAGCGGAGCGACTGATTCAGGCGTAACTGGTATAATTTTTGGGCTAGATGCTAATTATTTGGAAGTTTCTGAGGCTTTCACGCTGAATAGCTCTGGAACCTACACCACTACACAGACTTTTTTGCGCGTATACAGGGCTTACATCACTGGAGGCTCCGCTCCTACAGGAAACATCACAATTGCCAATGGAGGGACAACCTACGCCCAAATAACAACAGGTGAAAATCAGACCCTAATGGCTGTTTATACAGTCCCAGCAGGAAAAAGCCTGTATGTTTATCAAGGTGTGGCCACTCACGGCACAGCAACATCAGGTGGCGTTTTCATGACTGTGCGCTTTATGGTCAGGGATCCTGGGGAAGTTTTCAGAACAGCAATCAAAGTTGATGTCTCGGAAGGCGAAATACTTTATCCATTTGCTCAACCTCTGAAGATTTCTGAGAAATCAGATGTCGAGGTCAGAGCCATTTGTAACAAAAATCAGGCGAATGCTGTTTCAGCCTCGTTTGACGGAATAATTGTTGAGGAGTCTTTATAATGGCTACTTCAGGAACATTCGCATTCAGGCCAGATGTTGAAGAAATCATTGCTGAGTCTTTTGAGCGAGTCGGCATGGATGCCCAGAACATGACAGGCTACCAAGCTCGTGCTGCCCGCAGAAGCCTGAATTTACTTTTCAGCGAGTTTGCAAACAGAGGCATAAATTATTGGGCTGTTCAAAATAATACATTGGCTCTGACGCAAGGCACAACAACTTACACGCTGCCAGTCGGCACAATTGATCTTATTGATGTTGTGATCAGAGAAAATATAGGTGGAACACAATCAGATACAGTTCTTCCTAGAGTCAGCATTTCTGACTACAATCAGATACCGAACAAAACGACTCAAGCAAAGCCAAGCCAATATATGCTAGATAAGCAATACACACCAGAGCTCTATGTTTGGCAAGTTCCTGACAACAATAATTACAGCCTTGTTTATTGGTCAATAAATCAACATGAAGATGTAACAGCATCAACTCTCGATGCCGATATACCTTATAGGTGGAGTGATTGCATATGTGCAGGGCTAGCCAGCAAGTTGGCACTTAAATATATGCCCGACAAATTCAACATTCTGAATCAAGTTTACGAAAGAGCATTTGAATTTGCAGCATCAACAGACAATGATGGGGTGACATTGCGTATTCGCCCAACAGGATTGAATTTAGGTTAAATGGCATCAGTCAAAAGAGCAAGAGGCAAAAAATCTTTCGCGATAGGAGATCGCTCAGGATTCAAAGTGCCTTACACTTCCCTAAAGACCACTTGGGATGGATTGCGTGTTGAGCCTGAAGACTGGGAGCCAAAACATCCACAGCTAACTCCTCCAAGAAATGTTGTTGATGCCACTGCTCTTTTTAATCCTAGGCCAGACAACGACCCAACCAATGTAGAGTTTTATGTCGGCTATAATTATGATCCATTTTTAGACCCACGCCAGAGGCCACCTGTCGGGATTCCTGGAACTGGTAAAACAGGCTTCATAGCAGACATTCGGGCAGACATGACAGTCAATGCCTCAAGTGTCGCAGGGATTGGTGCGATTGGGAATGCTGTTGCTTCTGATTCTGAAGATGTAGCAGTTACTGGCGTCGCTGGCACTGGTGCAGTTGAAGGCTTCGGCATCTCTGGCAATGGCAATATTGTTCTGATTGTCACTGGCATCTCTGGCGTAGGCTCAACAGGCAATGTCGGTAATGAGACTTCTGAGTCTGTCGTTATTGAAACAGGCTTGGCTGGAACAGGCGCAATTGGGGCTGTAACATTCTTTATAACCACGGATGCCCCAGTCACAGGCGTAGCAGGAACAGGCGCAGTCGGCACTGAAGTTCTTGAATCAATAATCAATGAAACAGGCGTAGCAGGAACAGGCGCAATAGGCTCTGAGGTTGTTGAAACAGATATCAGCGTAACAGGCTTGGCGGGAACAGGCGCGACTGGCACTGAAACACTTGAGTCTGTCATAAACGAAACAGGCGTAGCAGGCACAGGCAATGTTGAAGGCTTCGGAGTTTCTGGCGACGGCAACATTCAATTGATTGTAACAGGAATTTCAGGTATAGGTTCTACAGGTAATGTCGGTAATGAGGTCTCTGCATCTGAAGTCATTGAAACAGGCGTCGCAGGAACTGGCACCACAGGCACCATCACAGAGATCCAAGTCAATGAGGGTTGGGGTGAAGGTGCTTGGGGATCTGGAGCATGGGGTGAGTGATGAATTATACACAGCTAGTTGCTAACATACAAAACTTTATGGAAGACGACTCAGCAGAGTTGTCAAACTCCATTGATCAAATTATTGCTCAAGCTGAAGAGATGATTTTCCAAAGGTTGCCCAGCCTACCTTGCTACAGGCAAAATACAACAGGCTCTCTGGTCATTGGCACTGCTGACTATAATGTTGCGGATGCAAGAATGATTCGTCAGGTCTCAATCACTAATTCCAACAATATTGAGTATCTTGATCATCGCATTGATTCATACTTGCGCGATTATTGGCCAAACTCAGCACTTATTGACAAGCCAATAATATATACGACAAAATCGGCTGACCAAACCAACAACATCACCATAACTCTGGCTCCGACCCCAGATGACACATATTCTTATCAAGTTGATTTCATAGCACCAGAAACAGGACTTTCTACAGGTAACGCCAACAGTTGGATAGGTGATAATGCGGAGGCTGTTCTGCTTGCTGCGGCACTTTATGAAACTTCTGCTTTTCTTAAAGCGTCAGAAACGCTAAACTTATACAAGGGACAGTTTGATGAGGCTGTGCAACTGTTCCAGCAAGAAATGGCACGGAACTACACAGCTGAGTATAATGGAGGCATTTAATGGCTATCACACAAGCAATGTGCACCTCTTTCAAAGAGGATCTGTTTCAAAAAGAGCAGGATCTTGATTCAGACACTATCAAGATTGCACTTTACACTTCATCCGCAACTTTGGATGCAAGCACAACAGCATACACAACAAGCAATGAAGTAACAGGCACAGGCTACACAGCTGGTGGCGAAACTTTGACAGGTGCAACAATCGGCACGAGCGGCACAACTGCTTATGTTGATTTTGATGATCCTGAGTGGACATCTGCATCATTCACTGCTCGTGGTGCTTTGATTTACAATGATACTACAGCTGGCGATAATGCGGTTGCTGTTTTGGACTTTGGTGGTGACTTCACAGTATCATCAGGCACATTCCGCATCGTTTTCCCTGCAGCTGGAGCTGCTGCTATTTTGCGTATTGATTGAGGAGATAAAGACCCATGGCTAGCACTTATGTAAACAACCTCCGTCTGGAGGAAATGGCCACAGGTGAAAAGTCTGGCACTTGGGGCACAATCTCTAATACCAATCTTGAGTTGCTCGGACAGGCTTGGGGTTCAGGAACAGAGTCATTTGCCTCGGATGCTGATACGACTGTCACCATGAGTGATGGTTCCAGCGATGATGCGCGTTCATTCTTTTTGGATGTAACTTCTGGGGTCAGCCTTACGACCACCAGAACAATGACTCTGGCTCCGAACACAGTCAACAAAGTTTGGATCATCAAGAACTCAACTTCTGGCTCTCAATCAATCAGCATCTCGCAGGGCACAGGCAGCAATG